TGCGCTTGGCTTCGTCTTGAAGGAAAAAGGCGTAATCTAGGTGCTCAAACTATATATTCTTGTAGTGGTAGTAGGTCTGGTAGGCGGAAGCGTCTACGGGGCTTACTACTATTATAAGGATAGCCAGGATCGTATCCGCATCTTGACGGAAAACACCGCCAAGCTGGAGACCGCGAAGAAAATGCAGGACCAAACGATCAACATTATGATCGAAGATCGTGAAAAGTTTGCAGAGCTTAACAAAGAGCTTCAGTTAAACCTGACCAAGGCAAATGTCTACAAGGACAAGCTGATCGGAAAACTGCGGAAGCATAATCTAGCAAAACTGAGCCTTCGCAAACCGCGACTCGTGGAGAAGAAAATCAATGCTGGCACGAAAAAGCTATTCAGGTCACTGGAGGTTCTTTCCGGCGCTGTTGCTCCTGCCCCTGCTGTTAAGTAGTTGCACCAGCTTCAAGAAGATACTGCCGATTGAAATAAAGACGGTAGAGGTCGAGCGGAAGATTCCTACGCAAAACCGTCCGCGCCCGGTGTCTTTAAGTAACTTGCACTTTTATGTGGTTACTGAGGACACCTTCGCGGCGTTTAAACAGCGGTTTGAAAAGGAGAATGGCGACCTGCTATTCTACGCTATCTCAGTCCGCGACTACGAGACACTGGCCCTGAATATGGCGGAATTGAAGCGTTTTATCCAGCAGCAGAAACAGATTATCATATATTATGAAAAAGCTGTGAAACCACGACCAAAGAAAGCTCTTAAATGATCGACCAACTACGCGAAGAATTAGAGGCGGATGAGGGCGTGAAGTACGAGGTATACCTCGACCATCTTGGCCTCAAGACCTGCGGGGTGGGCCATCTCTGCCGCAAGGGCGAACCAGAATACGACATGGAAGTGGGCACCCCGATTAGCGAGGAACGTGTCGCGGAATTGTTTGAAAAAGACATCGGGTGGACGCTCAAGGACTGCTATAAGTTAATTCCAGACTTCGATATGCTGCCGGAGCCGGTCGGATTAATTTTTGCCAACATGATGTTTAATCTGGGGATGAGCCGCTTGGGTATGTTTAAACGCTTTCTTGCCGCCATCGAAGATCGGGAGTGGCAAAAGGCAGCAGATGAGATGGCAGACTCAAAGTGGGCTAGGCAAGTCCCAAATCGGGCTGGACGCTTAATCGAGCGTATGCGGCAGGTTACTTAGCGCTCCCACCGATAAAAAATATGATCGTTAATTCTTACCGTCTTAGTTTTAGATGACGCCCACGCTGGCAGGACGTAGGACGCGTGGTAATGCGTGGCACCCTCAGTAGGATCGGCCATCTCCCCGGCCAGCAGGGTAGCAGAAAGGTGGACGGCAAGAGCAAAGGATTTTAAGTCTTTCGGGGTGTCTGATTTTCCATCGCAGTAAAACGAGAACTGGCACCTGTGGCGAACAGGAAAATCCTGAGTCCAATTATAAGTCGGCCCCTGTTTCACGACATCGCAGACGCTATTCGGGTACCGATGATCGGCGGCGCGGTTGAGTATAACTTGTCCAACCGCGACCTGGCCGACCACCGGCTCCCCCCGTGCCTCAAAATAAATCGCCAAGGCAAGGCAAATTTCTGGTGTCACCGCCACCTTCCCGTCGATATTTCATGCGGCAAGATGATGCACTCGCCAGTTCGCCAAGTGCCGTCTTGATGGTAAACCTTCTCGCCGCAGCCAGCCATCCATTCCATAACGACGATCATCACAATAAGTATGACTGCTGCTGTCATGCAGACCGTTGCTGTGCTGCGCCACATCATGCGGCCCTCATCTTTGCATCTGTATATTCCAGCCGCGCCTCTTCTAAAGTATCGTAATCGTCTACCACGACAGACTCGTTTCCCGTACCATTACAGTGGTGGCATTCGTGCGTCACATATTTCATCCACGGCCCGGCGGCTGTCCAGCCGCCAACCGTGGATTCCGTTTTTCCGTGCCCATCGCAGTCGGGGCAGTCGATAGTGATCTCGATTTTCATAATATGTCTCCTGAGTTGATGCCGGGAGCCGAAGCCCCCGGCTACCATTTAACGCTCTATGCCCTGCGAGTGCGTACGGTCTTAAAGCAACACTCGCGCCTGTTTTCAACAATCAGCCTTTTTGCAGACGGGGTTGCATTAAACAATTTCCGCGCCGCCTTTACCGCATCAGCTCTAGTTTCGAACCATTCAGCCGTGCCATCTTCGAACCCGTCAGCCAAGGCGACAGTTTCCCAAGTGTCGCCGGTTGCGCAAACTGCTATTTCGTTTATGTCTGTCATGTCGTTGTCTCCTTTTGTAAATTCCTACCTATCGTATAGGCCGGACATTCAAAAATAATTCGGGTCCGCCTTAGCCATGATAACACTTGGTGTTACACTTGTCAACTAAAACATTCCCCTTGTGTTACAGTCAAGGAAACACTATATGTGTATGAGCGATTTTTGTAATCAAGGGGTCGAGATGAAAACCACGAGAGAAATAGTAGACGCGCTGGGTGGCACCAGTGCAACAGCCAGGGCGGTAGGCATATCGCCGCAAGGTGTCAGTAATTGGCTGCGGCGGCAAAGCATCCCGCTGGAATACTGCACGATCTTGATCCGGGCTGCGAAAAAGCGCGGTAGCAAAATAAAGTATCAGGACATGATTAGATGATTGCCGGGATTGACCCTGGCATCAAAGGAGCAGTCGGGCTGCTGTACCCAGACGGCACAGCTTACGTTTATGACATGCCGGTATTCTCGAAAGAGGTGAACGCTGCTGCGCTAGCGGACATATTCCGCGAGTTCCCGCCGGATCACGTTTATATGGAGGCCGTCAATTCATTCGGGATGGGGCGGCAGAGCGCCTTCAATTTCGGGCAGGGCTGCGGTGTTATCAAAGGTGTGCTGGCAACGCTGCGGATTCCGTTCACGCAGGTCAGCCCATCTAAGTGGAAAAAGCACTTCAACCTTGGCAGGGACAAGGACGAGAGCAGAGCGGCTGCCACGCGGCTGTTTCCGGCCCTCGCATCTGAGTTTGTTAGGAAAAAAGACGATGGCAGGGCAGAATCAATTTTAATCGCTAAATGGGGAGCATCGAGATGAACAGGTTTAAGGTACTAGCTGAGGCAGAGGCGGCGACCAAGGATCGTGAGGGAGATTACGGAAGTCCACGGAAGAATTTCGAGAGGATCGCTGCAATATGGAACGTGATCCTGGCTGAGAAGTTTGGAGATGATTATGATTATGAGATCAGCGCGGCTGACGTTGCAATGATGATGGTTGCAGTCAAGCTGGCGCGGCTGATCGAAACACCGGACCACGCGGATTCAGCGGTTGATCTGGCTGGATATGCCGCATTGCTTCAGGAAATAGCATGACCGGCTTTACCGATCACGGCATCAAGCACGGCAGCATTAGCAACATCAACAAGTGGATAGAGGCCCCAGACGCATGGGTCAGCCACTACCTGTTCGGCCATCGTGGCAGCGGCAGCAGCGCGATGTGGCGAGGGATATTCACAGAGCAGGCCGTGTCCGACACCATCACTGGAAAACTGAAGATCGACGATGCGATTGAGAGGGCCGCAAAGGATTTTGATGTAAAGGTAATGTTTGACGATGACGGCAGCGCAGCCAAAGAGCGTTTAAACATCGAGCCAATGACGCGGCTGGCAGTCGAGGCTCTGGAGCCATACGGCAAGCCAGACTTCCCGAAGGACGGAGAGCAGCACAAAGTTAGCATGAGGGCGACAGGGGACGGCTGGGAGTTGGATTTTATCGGCTTCATTGATTTTAAGTTTCCCGACCACGGCTTGATTGTTGACCTGAAAACAACGGGTAGAATGCCGTCAACAATGTCCAAAGGCCACCAGCGACAACGGGCGTTCTACGCAAAGGCCAGTGGCAACGCCACCGTGAAGTTCCTGTACGTCACGCCGAAGAAGGTAGCGATGCTGGAAGATGGCGATCCTGATGAACTGATGGCAGAGATTAAGCTGCACCTGACGCGGCAGGAAGCGTTCCTGCGCCTAGGCGATAAAGAGCTTTTGAAAAGCATCGTGCCCGTCAATCCAGACAGCTTTTATTGGCGTGGTGATGAGGCTTTGCGGAAGCAGCTTTATGGAATTTAATTTAATTGCTTGACCACGCAGTAACACACTGTTTATAGTCCGATTGCCCAATCCGGGTAAAACACAACAACAAGGAAAATCCCATGACATATGAATTTGATGAAGGCAGCACAGGCGGCGAAGCAATCGGGCCGTTTCTAAACTGGCACGCACGCGAAACGCTGGACGGCGTGATCCCTTCCCGCGCTTTCTCAATACGAGAAGATGACGAAAGAGTTGACGTTACCGCACAAATAAAAAAAGGGGTGGCGTTCGATCTGGGCACGCTCCGCACAGGTTGGTGCTATTCAGATGGAACCCCAAAAATTGCGCCTGAGTGGGTGTACAACGACACGCCCGCACGCTTTAACGTGCCGCAGCCGGATGATCGCGGTCAAGAGCGCTGGAAGAAAGGCTTTTCTATTCGCATCGCGCTTACTAAGGATAAGGCAGTTACATGGTCACAAGCCGGAGCAGGTGCTTGGGCTGGCCTTGTCAGCCTCATGAAAGCAGTCAAGGAGAGCGGT